ATCTCTTACCCCCCTATAATCCCCCCTTAATCTCCCCCGAAAAGAAAGAGAGAGGGCGCGCTCTGTCGGTGGCGGTGGGGGGGATTTGAAGACTCTACTTAGGCGAGAGGTGGTGAGCCCGTTGTGGCAAAAGGCAAATATCAGCGGTGGCTGGAGCCGGACGGGCTCCTGCTGCTGGAGGGCTGGGCCCGGGATGGGCTGACAGACGAGCAGCTTGCCGAAAAAATGGGAATAAACCCGGCAACCTTGTACGACTGGAAGAATAAGCATCCCGAGATTTCCGAGGCCCTAAAAAAGGGCAAGGAAATCGTGGATATCCAGGTGGAAAACGCGCTCCTGAAACGGGCCTTGGGCTATGAGTACATGGAGGAGCGGGTGGAGATCAGCGAAAAGGACGGGCGGAAGGTCATCCAGACCGTGAAGCAGGTCATACCGGACACAGCGGCACAGATCTTTTGGTTGAAAAACCGGCGGCCGGACAGGTGGAGGGACAAGCCCCAGGAGAAGGCGGAGACTGTGGCCCAGGCTGATGAAATGACCCTGTCCGACAAGCTGGCGGCCATCAGAGAGGCGGCGAGGACGATTGACAACTAATGAGCTGGCCCGGTTGGCCGTCTGGTACAACCATCTCAGGGACACCAGCAACGACACTTTTATGCCGCTGTTTTCCTGCGAAAGCCGCTATCTGGTGCTCAAGGGCGGAGGCGGCTCTGGCAAGTCCATCTTCGCCGGGCGCAAGGTGCTGGAGCGCTGCGTTTCTGAGCCGGGCCACCGGTTCTTGGTGTGCCGCAAGGTGGCGCGGACGCTGCGGGAGAGCTGCTTTGCACAGCTCCGGGGGCAGATTGCCGAGCACTACCCGGACTGCGGGGCCGTGGTCAACCGGGGAGAGCTGCGCATTGTGTTTCCCAACGGCTCCGAGATACTCTTTGCCGGATTGGATGACGTGGAAAAGCTCAAATCCATCTACGACATCACCGGGATATGGATTGAGGAGGCGTCGGAGCTGCTGGAGGCCGACTTTAACCAGCTCGACATCCGCCTGCGGACAAAGTGCCCCTACTACCTCCAGATGATTCTCACATTCAATCCAATCAGCATTACACACTGGCTCAAGGGGCGGTTCTTTGACCGGAGCGACCCCCGGGCCACGGTGCACGAGTCCACATACAGGGACAACCGCTTTCTCACCCAGGAGGCGGTGCGGACGCTGGAGGCGTTCCGCGACACAGACGAGTATTATTACATGGTCTACTGCCTGGGCCAGTGGGGCGTCACCGGCAAGACCGTATTCGACGCAAAGGCCGTGACCGCCCGGCTGCTGGAGCACATCCAGCCGGTGCGGGTGGGGTATTTCGCCTATGACTACGACGGGCGGGCGGTATCCGGTATCCGGTGGGTGGACGACCCGGGGGGCTTTATCAAGGTCTACCGGGCGCCGGAGGCGGGTGTGCCCTATGTGGTCGGCGGAGACACCGCCGGGGACGGCTCGGACAGCTTTGTGGCCCAGGTGCTGGACAACCGCACCGGGGAGCAGGTGGCCGTCCTCCGCCACCAGACCGACGAGGATTTGTACTCCATGCAGGTGTATTGCCTGGGCATGTGGTACAACACCGCGCTGGTGGGTGTGGAGGCCAACTGGAGTACCTACCCTATCCTGACGCTGGAGCGGCTGGGCTATCCCAACCAGTACGTCCGGGAGGTGGTGGACGACTACACCCACGGCATCAAACGGGCGTTTGGCTTCTGGACATCGACAAAGACGCGGCCCGTCATCCTCTCCGAGCTGATCCGGGCCGTGCGGGAGGACATCACCACCGTGTCCGACGAGACTACGCTGCAGGAGATGCTCACCTTTGTGCGGGGCGAGGACTACAAGCCCAGGGCCGAGGAGGGCGCGCACGACGACTGCGTTATGGCCCTGGCAATTGCCCACCACATCCGCCCGCAGCAGAGATACACCGTGGAGGCCGGCCGGAAGGCTGGCGGCGCGGTGTGGGACGAATCCATGTGGGAGGACTATAACAACGCAGGCCCGGAGGAGCGGGAATACCTGATCAAGAAATGGGGGGAACCCAAAGAATGAAAAAGAGAGACAAAGACCGGCTGCGGCTGTGGCAGGACAGGCTCGGGCGGGCCAACGCGGCGTATGAGCCGGAGCTGTCCAAAATGGACGGGCGGGAGGAGCTGTACCAGGGCTGCAGCCGCATCCGGCCCATCGTCTGTACCGCCCGGAAGAAGGAGACTCCCCACGTGCGCAACCTCTGCGCCGAGATGATTGAGAGCCAGGTGGACAGCAACATCCCACAGCCCAAGGTCACGCCCCGGCGCAGAGAGGACGAGTGGCGGGCCAAGCTCATTGAGGACATGCTCCGCAATGAGCTGGATCGGCTGCCCTTTGAGCAGATGAACGACATCATGGAGCGCACCATCCCCATACAGGGCGGCGGGGCCTTCCTGGTGGAGTGGGACAACAGCAAGGCGGGGAGCGCCACCGTGGGAGAGCTGGCGGTATCCACCCTCCACCCAAAGCAGATCATCCCCCAGGACGGGGTTTACACCGGCGTGGAGGACATGGACTACATCATTCTCAAAATCCCCCAGACCAAGGGGTATATCAGGCGCACCTACGGCGTGGACGTGTCTGAGGAGGCCGAGGAGGAGCCCGACGTCAAGGGCAGCGGTGGCGAGGGCAGCGGTGGCGAGGGCACGGCCGACGACATGGTGACACAGTACGTAGCCTACTACCGCAACCCGGACGGGGGCATTGGCCTGTTTTCCTGGGTCAACGACACGGCGCTGGAGGACTTGGAGGACTACCAGGCCAGGCGGCTGCGCCGGTGCGCCCGGTGCGGTGCGGTGGAGCCCCTGGAGGCCGAACCAGTGGAGGCCCCGGCGGACAAGGGGCTGCTGCCCGGCATGACTCCAGACGGGGCGGGCGCGGGGCCGGACGGCACGCACGCCGGGCGGAGGGGCAAGCGGAAGGTCTGCCCCTATTGCGGCGGCGACAAGTGGGAGGAGGCCAAGGAGGAGTACGAGGAGGTATACGTCCCCATACCCCGCAGCGACGGCACCGAGATTCCGGGGGCGCGGCCAGTAGAGGTTGTCACCGATACAGTGGACGAGCTGGGCTTGCCCGTGGTGGCGGTGGTGCAGGAACCGACCCGGATCCCCTTCTACAAGCCGGACATCTACCCGGTCATCCTCCAAAAGAATGTGAGCGTGTATGGCAGGTTCCTGGGAGACAGCGACCTGGACAAGATTGCCGACCAGCAGAACACCACCAACCGCATCGAGGCCAAGATCATCGACAAGCTCACCAAGTCGGGCAGCTACATCAGCCTCCCCAACGACGCCAAGATCCGCTACGACGAGGAGGACATGAAGAAGATCTATCTCTCCAGCCCGGCGGACAAGTCGTATCTGGATGTGTACGACCTCCAGGGGGACATCGAGCAGGATATGGCCTATCTGGCGCAGATCTATGAGGAGGCCCGGCAGGTCATCGGCATTACCGACTCCTTCCAGGGCCGCAAGGATTCCACCGCCACCAGCGGGACGGCGAAAGAGTTCTCCGCCGCCCAGGCCGCCGGACGGTTGGAATCCAAACGAGTCATGAAGGACGCGGCCTACGCGGCGCTCTTTGAGGCCATGTTCAAATTCAAATTGGCCTATGCCGACGAGCCGCGGCCTGTGGTCTCCCACGACATCGAGGGCAGGGCCGAGTACCGGCAGTTCAACCGCTACGACTTCCTCGAGCAGGACGAGACGGGGGAGTGGCGGTGGATTGACGACTTCCTGTTTTCGTGTGATACCTCCGCCCCCCTGGCCAACAACCGGGAGGCCATGTGGCAGGAGACGCGGATGAATCTCCAGACTGGTGCCTTTGGCGATCCGACCAACCTCAAGACCCTGATCCTCTTTTGGACGAAGATGGAGCTGCTGCACTATCCGGGCGCGGGCGACACCAAGACCTATCTGGAGCAGGAGTATCAACAGCAGCAGGCCATGATGCAGCAGCAGATGGCAATGCAGCAACAGCAGATGCAGATGCAGGCGGTACAGGAGACGGTCTCCCGAGCCAAGCAGGATGCGGCCGAGGCCGCGCAGGACGGGGGGATCCCGGCAGCAAGGGCCACCTATATGGCATAAAATCAAGCGCACGCCAACAGCGAAGAAATGGCAAATCCAGGAGAAAGGAGGTGCGCAGTATGGCGAACGGATACATCGGCAAGGTCAGCCACAGCGGTGTGCAGAAGGTCACAGCCCCCAACCCCGCCACGGGCAAGAAGGGGAACGGCACCGTTAAGAAGGGCAACGACCTGAGAACGGGCAAGTAATAGGGCGAAAGGAGACCATACATGGAAATCGACTACGGCGCGGTATTTGACGTAGAAGTACCGGAGACCACTACAGGCGCAGAAGAGACGGAGATCGCCGCCCCGTCGGAGGAGACCGGCACCACTACGGCCACCGCACAAGGCGCAGAAGAGCAGGAGACCGCCGCCCCTGCCGTAGAGGAAACGGAAGAGTCCGAACAGCCTCAGGCGGAGGCACCGGAGCAGGAACCCAAAACCGACCGCGACGCACAGTTTGCCGCCGCCCGCCGCAAGGCGGAGGCGGAGCGGGATGCCGCCATCGCCCGGGCCAAAGAGGACGCCCAGAAGCAGGTGGACGAGTTTTTCAAGTCCTCTGGACTGGTAAATCCGTACACCGGCCAGCCCATCACCACCAGAGCGGAGTATGAGGCATACCGGGAGCGATTCGAGGCCGACCAGAAGGCCAAGCTCATGGAGAAGGCGGGCATCACCCAGGAGGAGTTCCAGGCGTTTGTACAGGGGCTTCCGGAGGTGCGGGCGGCCCGGCAGGCCAAAGCCGAGGCGGAGGCCGCCGCAAGGCAGGCCAGAGAGCAGGAGGCAAAGGCGCGGGTGGACGAGCAGCTCCGGCAGATTCAGGCCATCGACCCCACGGTCAAGGAGCTGGGCGATCTGGCGAAGCTGGACACCTATCCCAAGCTGTACGACATGGTCAAGCGGGGCTACTCCATCCTGGACGCCTACCGTTTGGCGAACTATGACACGCTGACCCAGCGGGCCGCGGAGGCCAGCCGGAAGGCGGCCATCAACTCCGTGCAGAGCAAGCAGCACCTGAAAGCCACCGAGAGCCGCGGCGGCGGGGCGATTCCCGTCCCGGACAGCGTCCTTGAGGAGTATCGGGTGCTGAATCCCGGCGCGACCAAAGAGGAGATCCAGAAGCACTATCAAAGCTACATGAAGAACAGCCGAAAGGAGCAATAAAATGGCTTTTTTGATTCAGCAGGTAGACGGGGGCAGAATCCCCGGCATCGAGTACCTGCCCGCAGGAGCCATCACCCCTAAAGTGGGTATGGCCCTGACACAGACAGGGGGCAATTTGGCGGTTGCCAGCGGCACCACCACCCCCACCTACATCAGCATGGTTGAGATGGACAAGGCGTGCACCGCGGGCGACATCATCCCTGTGCTGCGGGTGCTGCCCGATATGATGTTTGAGACCACCTTCCAGGCTGCCGCCACGGCCATCAAGCTGGGCGACAAGGTGACGCTGCACACCGACGGCCTCCAGGTCACCGCCACTAAGACGAACGGCGTGGCCGAGGTGGTTGGAATGGACGGCACCGCCGCAGGCGACCGAGTGCGCGTTCGGTTCCCCGCCGTAGTGAACATCACGCAGAGCGGCGGTTAACAGAAGGGAGAGAGTACAATGGCAGGAATTACATTCACTGAGGGCTCCGGCCTCCAGGACAGCATTTTTGGCAAGTCCCAGGCCCCGATCCGCATGTTCCTTGAGAAGCGGGGCGAGGCGTTCGAACAGCAGAGCATGCTCAAGGAGCTGTTCAATATGGAGAGCTCCAACAAGTGGGCCGAGAAGATGGGCACCATGACCGCCATGGAGGGCTTCCAGCCCGTGGGCGAGAACGGAACCTATCCCCTGGACAGCATGCAGGAGGGCTTCGACAAGACCATGGAGCACATGACCTGGAAGGACTCCTTCTCCATGTCTCAGGAGATTGTGGAGGACGCAAAGCTGATGGATCTGCGCAAGCGGCCCGCCCAGTTTATCGCCGGGTATTACCGCACCCGGGAGAAGTTCGGCGCGGCACTGTACGGCGCGGCCATCACGGGCAAGACCTCCGTCAGCTTCCACGGCCGCACCTTTGACGCCAAGGGCGCGGACGGCAAGGCCCTGTTCGACAAGGCCCACCCATCCGCCCTGGAGCGCAACAAGGGCACCCAGTCCAACCAGTTTGCGGATGCCTTCTCCAACGACGCCCTTGGCGCTATGGAGACGGCCATGCAGGACTTCCGGGGGGACAACGGCGAGATCCTGGATGTGGCCCCCGACACCATCCTGATCCCCAACAACTACAAGCTCAAGAAGGACGTGTTCGCCGCCATCGGCGCGGACAAGGACCCCACCACCTCCAACAACGGCTTTAACTACCAGTACGGCCGGTGGTCGGTGATCATCTGGCCCTACCTCAACCAGTTCATTACCGCCGATACGTCTCCCTGGGTGCTGCTGGACAGCCGGTACAACGAGCAGTACGGTGGTGCCATGTGGTTTGACCGCGTGCAGCTCAACGTGCGCAGTGAGATTGACCCCGGCAACGACGCCAACGTGTGGAAGGGCCGCGCCCGGTTCACCGCGGGCTTCAACGATTGGCGCTTCGCCGCGGTGGGCGGCGTAAGCGGCGGCACTCAGCTTATCAGCGGCTGACAGCACAAAGGCCGGGCGGCGGCAAACCCGCCGCCCGGTTTTCAGATAGGAGGGATAGCATGACCGTAGCTCAGGTGATACAGGCGGTGGACGAGGTCAAGCCGAACGCCTTTTCCAACGAAGAAAAGACCCGGTGGCTCAATGAGGTGGATGGAATGGTGCAGACGGAGGTGCTTCTGTTTGCCAGCGAGGAGGTCATCACCTACTCCTACGAGCAGGACAAGGACGCGGAGCTCCTGGTACAGCCGCCCCACGACAAGCTCTATCCGGCCTATCTGGAGGCCCGTGTGGACTACGCCAACGGGGAGTATGAAAAGTACCAGAACACGATGCAGATGTTTAACGCCTTTTTCGGCGAGTTTATCCGGTGGTTCGCCCTGACCTACAGCCCGGCGGACACCCACGGGGAGGTCTACTATGGAGTGTAACGAACAGGGAAAGCGCTGGCGCGGCTACTATATCACCGCCTACGGAATCGCCGTTAAGCACGGATTCAAGGGCACGGAGGCGGAGTGGCTGGAGACGTTGAAGGGCGACAAGGTGCAGCTCCGCTACAACGAGGACACCAAGACTCTGGAATGGAAATATGAGGACGCGGACGAATGGCTCGAACTCATGGATATCAATGCGCTCCAGGGAGAGGTCGTCACAGAGGTGCTCGAACAGGCTACCGCCGCAAAGGAGGCGGCGGAAACAGCACAGGCGGGTGCGGAAGCGGCGCAGGAGGCCGCCGAGTCGGCCCGGACGGGTGCGGAAACCGCCGCGGCCTCTGCGGCGGAGCAGGCGGCAGCCGCCGGAAAAAGCGCCGCGGCTGCGGCGCAGAATGCGCAGAACGCCGCAGCCGCGAAGACGGGAGCGGAGAGCGCGAGAGACGCCGCAGAGGCAGCAAAGAGCGAAGCGCAGGAATCGGCGGCTTCTGCCCAGGAGAGCGCCGCCACGGCGCGGCAGGAAGCAGGGAAGGCCGTGGACAGCGCCGCGGCGGCGGCGGGCAGCGCAGAAGATGCGGCGAAAAGCGCGGAGGCAGCGGAAGCTGCTCAAAAGGCGGTATCGGATTCGGCCACAGCGGCAGAAGCCGCGCGCAAGGCGGCAGAGGCGGCCGCGGCCCAGGCGGCCGGAGATGCGGATGCCGCAGAGGAAAGCGCATCGGCCGCAGCGGGCAGCGCCTCCACGGCGTCCCAAAAAGCGGAAGATGCAGGCGCGAGCGCGGCAGCGGCGGCGGGAAGTGCATCCCAGGCTTCCGAAAGCGCGGCCCAGGCAGGCGAGAGCGCAGAGGGGGCGGCGGCCTCCAGAGACGCCGCGGTTATGGCCCAGGGCAAGGCGGAGACTGCACGGACGGCGGCGGAATCCGCAAAGACAGCCGCAGAGGCGGCGAGAGATTCCGCGGTCACGGCTTCGGAGACGGCGGTGAGTGCGAAGGAAACCGCAGTCAGCGCCAAGAACGGCGCAGAGGCGGCGGCTGGAAATGCAAGTGATTCCGCCGGAGAGGCTGCGGCCAGCGCGGAGCTGGCCGGGCAAAAGGCTGCCGCAGCGGAGAAGAGCGCGGAAGCGGCTGCCGCCAGCGCCGCGTCCATCGGTCAGGCGGAGGAAAACGCCGCGGCATCCGCCACGGAGGCGGAGAGCTGGGCGGTGGGCGGAACCGGAACGCGGGAAGGGGAGGACACCAACAATGCCAAATACTGGTCTGCACGGGCCCAGGACGCGGCGGGCGGCGGTGTGACCTCCTTCAACAACCGGACAGGAGCGGTGAAACCGGCCAAGGGAGATTACACCGCCAGTCTTGTGACCTTCACCGACGGACAGACCTTCCAGGAGAAGTATGAATCCGGAGAGCTGACAGGCCCCGCCGGAGCAGACGGCGCGCCAGGTTCCCCCGGCCCAGCCGGGGCACCGGGCGAACAGGGGCCTTCTGGCCCGGCTGGCCCCACGGGCCCCCAGGGGCCCAAAGGTGATCCCGGAGAGGCCGGGGCGGATGGAGCACAAGGCCCACAGGGCCCGGAAGGGCCTGCTGGGCCGACCGGCCCGAAGGGGGATCCGGGACAAGATGGGCCCGCTGGCCCGGCCGGAGCAGATGGGGCACCCGGTAAGGATGCAACAATAAACGGTGTAAACGCTCTGACCATTCAGGGCGGCACACGGGTGAAAGCGACTCAACAGGGAAACACTCTGACATTGGATACACCGGACGCCGTCACTGTTTCCGGCGGCGGCACGATGCAGATGGGGGAGAGCCTGGGCAACGGCCCCTACACCATCGAAGTAACCGAAGACGGAGAGGGCGGCGGCCTCTCCGCCGAACAGGTGGGCTACAATAATGAGGGAACCGGCTTGACGGCGACAAACGTCCAGGATGCGGTCACAGAGCTTTTTACGTCTGTCAGTGAGGGCAAAGCTGCCATTGCCGCCGCGATCACTGACAAGGGAGTAGCAACTGCGGCGGACGCCACGTTCCAGCAGATGGCGGAGAAGATCGGGGAGATTCAGAGTACGCCGGAATATGAACTGGTTGAGGTCTCAACTTCCGGTGCGAATACACAATTTATCACCTTAAAAGATGGTGCTCTGCTTGCGACATTTGATAGGGATTCCACGGTTCAGATTGTTAAAGGTACGATTTTTACCTTTGCTTACAATATATCATCGCCGTCGATAACGGGCGACCTAAAAAACCTGGGCGTGGATACAAGAGGATACCCCATGATAAAAGTAAACGGGGCAGGGAGCATTAAAATAGGAGGAGGGGGAAGTAACTGAAAATTTGGCCTATGCGCCTAAACTTTTCCTTCAAGCCTGGACGGCGCTTCCAGAGGCTTCCCAGTGCGCCAGCACGAGGAACCGAATCAAATAAGACCCGGTATGACAATACGAGAGGAGCATTATCGTGGACGTCATCAACTGGAGCGACCTCACAATTACCATCGAAGGGATGTATTCATAATGGCTGTGATTGTCAATGGCAAAAAAGTAGCCGGGCTTGGTCAGCCCGGCAAGGACGGCGCGCCTGGTAAGTCCGCCTATCAGGCGGCAAAAGAGAAAGGATATACCGGAACCGAAGAGGAGTTTAACACCGCTCTGGCTGGTATGCAAAGTGCTCCATTCCTGCCGCTGAGCGGAGGAACAGTTGAGGGCGTCCTCGAAATTAGATCAGGGATTGAATTTGGCTATGGCAGCAATTCGATAGAACTATCTCCCTCATCTGCAAGTCGGCTTGAATTGGTGGCTAATGCTTCCGGCGGGTTCAGTGGCGGCTCGATTGGCGGAACAGTTGAGCTGATAGGGTTGTCCGCACCAACGGCATCCAATAGTGCCGCAAATAAGCAGTACGTGGACGAGCACGCGGGGGCAAGGGTTGCCACGGGGAGCTATGTAGGGACGGGGGATTATAACAGTGGAACCGGATGGGGGAGCAGTAACCCGACATCACTGACGTTTGACTTTGCCCCCAAGTTGCTTATTATTGGTTGGCAAGAAACACTGGATAGTGGTTTTTTCACCAGTAATTTAGGGGACACATCCAATAATTACTATTCTATATACACAGGAGCTTTAACGACACAGTTTAAGCAGTATAGAGGCTTTGGTGATCCGGACAGCAGTTATGCGAAGAAGTCTTCAGACGGTAAGACTATAACGTGGTATAGCACTCATCATGCTAACTCCCAAAGAAACGACAAAAGACACAAGTATTATTATCTTGCCATTGGCTGAAAGGAGGCCCATCTATGACCATCATCCAAATTGACCCGCTGGAAACCGGCCAGCACCCGATCCAGAGCCAGAGCGGGCGGAGCGCCTGCTGGCTGGATGACTACATAGAGGTGCCCGCCCACCTCCATGACGCGGTGTGGGCGACCTATGGCTGGTGTGACCTCCAGATTGAGGGGGACAAGCTGGTGGGCATCACGCCTACTGAGCGGCCTCCAGAGCCGGAGCCGGAACCCCAGCCGCCCCTCGCAGAGGACATCACTCTGGACATGCTGTCCGAGCACGAGGAACGACTTTGTATGTTGGAAATCACCACCAATGCTGTTTGAGGAAGGGGAAGGACATGAACACGGTATTTAATCTCTGCAAGCTGCTTATTGACCGGGGCCGCACCGACGGCCTCCAGGACAAGATGGATGTCTATCTCGCCGCCGACCGGCTCACCCCGGAGGAGTACCAGGAGCTGGCCGGGCTACTGGCCCCGGAACAGTAATCAACAGCGGGATCGCTGGATAAAAGGATGTGAATCAAATGAGTAAGCTCATTACATACATCCCGCTCTCGTCCGTGGAGCGGATTGAGCTGAGAGTCACCAACTGCCGCAAGACGCTCTCTCAGGTCAAGGCTGAAACAAAGGCTCATTACGTGCTCAATGGCGGCATGTGGAACCCAGACGGCACCCCCTGCCCGCTGCTTAAGGTGGGCGGGGCGATGCTCTCCGGCACGCCCTGGCGTCCGATGGGCTACGCCTGGGACAAGGGCCCGGACATCCACATGACCTCCGAGTACGAGGGAGCGGCCAACTTTATCGCGGTGACTGCCCTTATTTCCTCCGGCGAGCCAGTGGATAAACCCTCCTATGGCTCGGCCCAGGGAGGCAAGAGGGGCCGCAGCGCCATCGGCCTGCGGGGTGGCAGTCTGGCCCTCTACTGCTCCTCGGATGGCGCCGATGCAGCCACGCCGGAAACTCTGCGGGACGAGCTGGCCGGGCTGGGCTGGGCCTCCGCCGTCATGCTGGATGGGGGCGGCTCCAGCCAGTGCGACTTTGGCGGCGAGCGCATCACCGCCAGCCGCAAGGTGCACAACTGGATTTGCGTCTGGCTCAAACAGGGCGGCCAGAAGCCGCCGGAACAGGAGGACAAGCCTATGAGCAAGCACACTGTATGCCTCGACCCCGGACACGGGCCGGGCAACGTTAACGGCTCCCCGGACGGCACCTACAAAGAGTGGGAGTTTACCTGGGACATGGCTCAGCGTATCAAACCGCTTCTGGAGGCCCAAGGGGTGGGCGTGGTGCTCACCAAGACGGCGGACAATTACCCCAGCCTGACAGAGCGGGCCAACATCAGTAATAAGTCAAAGCCGGACTGCTTTGTGAGCATCCACACCAACGCTTACGGGGAGGGGGGCTGGTCGAGCGCGTCCGGGCTGGAGATCTACACCAGCGCAGGGCCTATGACGGCGCAGCGCAATGTTCTGGCCTCCGAGCTGGTCAACACTTTCCACGCCGCCGGGGTTTCCCTGAGAAATGAACCTATCAAGCATGAGATGTATACCGTGCTCGCCAAGACGGACGCCCCCGCCGCGCTCATTGAGTACGGCTTCCATACCAACAAGATGGACACGGAGTATCTCAAGGATAGCAAGTACCGGGACAAGCTGGCCGAGGCCACCGCAAAAGGCATCTGTGAGTTCCTGGGCGTGGCGTGGCAAGCCGAACCGGGAGAGGACAATGCAGAGGATACCCCGGACAGTTGGGCCGCTGAAGCGTGGGGAAAGGCCAAAGACAAGGGCGTACTGGACGGCACCCGTCCCCGCGATAATATGACCCGGCAGGAGCTGGCTGTCGTGCTGGACAGGCTTAATCTGATTTGATGGAGGTACATATCATGGACATTTCTTCTTTGGGTATCACCGGAGTGGCGGTTATCACTGTGATCTGCTTCCTGGTCGGGCAGGTGGTCAAGGCCACTGGACTGGACAATAAGTGGATTCCCATCATCTGCGGCGTATTTGGCGCGGCGCTGGGTATTCTCGGCATGTTTATTATGCCCGAGTTCCCGGCCAGCGATTATCTTACTGCCGCTGCCGTTGGGATTGTGAGCGGCCTCGCGGCCACTGGTATCAATCAGGTCTATAAGCAGTTGACTAAGGAGGGCTGATGCCCATGGAGTGGGTAGGCCCACTGATTTCCGGCGCGGCTGTGGTCTTGGTGGCGATTATCGAGGCCGTCGCCGCGCGGGAGCGGAAACGCATCAAAGCGGACAATCAGAAGAGCGATGCCCTTATGAATGGGGTACAGGCTCTGCTAAGACGCGAAATCATTGCCGAGTACAACCACTACTCCGAGCAACGCTATATCCCGATTTATGGGATGGAGAACGTGCTGGACATGTACAATGCCTACAAGGAGTTGGGTGGGAATGGCATGGCGGCAAAGCTGGTGGAGGCCCTGAAACAACTGCCCACAGAGCCGCCGGATAGAACGGAGGGTGGTTCAAATGCCGAGTAATCTGCTGAATGCTGACACCGGGTTCCCGGATTTAATGGGGAACCAGAGCACGGATGAGAAGTTCCGCATGGTGAGCGATTACCTCTACATGCTGCTGGAGCAGCTTCGCTACTCAATGGCGAATCTTGGGCGGGAAAACTTCAACGACACCGCCTTTCAGGAGATTGCGGGCCTGATTACGGAGCCGGTTTACATCCAGCTCAAGGACGTGGAGGGAAACCTGTCCTCCCTGACGGTGACCGCCGAACAGTTGATTTCCCGCATGACAGACGCAGAGGGAAACATTTCGGTTCTACAGCAAACCTCCACCAGTTTGACCAGCCAGGTGAGCGACCTGGAGGGGAACGTCTCCACATTGCAGCAGTCGTCCAAGGCGCTGGAGGTGCGGTTGACAAACGCGGAGGGAGACCTGTCCCGCATCACGGTAACCGTGAACGGCATCACGCAGTCGGTCAGCGACCTTGAGACCGGTCTAAGCCAAACCCTGCGCATCGCCCCCAATGGGGTGACCATCACCAACGCCAGAGGGGACACCCTCACCATCGACGGCGGACAGATTGACGCCACAAACCTGAACCTGTCCGGGCATATCACATTCAACGATTTCAGCTCCCGGTTGCAGGACGACTTCGATCATGTGGAGCAGACCGCGCAGGATGCCTATGATATCGCCGACAAAAACCGGCTGCCCAATTACATCAAATCGACTTACATTGATTCCACGGAGATCCGAAGCCCCACCATCAAGGCCAATGAGTTCAGCGTATACCCGCAGGCGGCGGGCGGCGGCAGCTTCAATATGTATGGTCAGTATAACGGTAGTCTATACCACATGCTGGAGATTTCCTATTTCGCAGGCAGCGCCCCATCCGTCGATTTCTCCTCCCCTGCGGGCGCTTTGGCGACGTGGGATTTTCTGTCCACCACTGTACGCGGCAGCGTCGATTTCAGCAACGCAAATGTGTACGGGCTGGACGTGGAAGCCGTGTTCGCATAGGAGGCGGAAGTATGGCAAGTTTGAGTCTGAGCGGCGGTGAGGAAGAGTTTGGCTGGAGGATTACGGGGCTGGGCTCTGCCTTTAACCAGGCCAACGGCTATGTGGAGGCTGGCATCACAAAGTATCAGTTTACGCACTCATCCAGCAGTATTTCAGGTGTAGTGGACAGTGTGCGGGCCCCCGCCTCCGGGGGCTCCACCTCCACAACCCGGCGGTGGGTGGGCTACGACCCAGGTACCTACGATTTTTGGGGCTACACGCGGGTTAAGGATGGAACGTACTGGCCGGCCGGTTCCGGTACGGTTACGGTGGAAAGCCCGGCGGCGCAGAGGCCGGACGACTGGGACTGGTCTTCTGTGATCCAGGCCGGGCGTCCGGTGCGGATCTCCGCCTATGAGTGGAACCAGTTCTGCAACCGAATCAACGATTTCCGACTTTATGTGGGACTACCGGAGTACGGGGCCTTTGAACGGGCCTATTCCGGAGATCCGATTACCGCTGAAATCGTGGAGCACGCGGTCTACGCGATCCGGGCGATGGACCCGCCCGTTTATACCCCCCGCGCCCCGGCCAGAGGCGACCTGATGCGGGCGAGCATTTTCCTGGATCTGATGGACTCTCTCAATTCAATTTGACTAAGGAGGCACAAGTATGAACGACGCGCGGAACGAAATCAATAACGCCTACAATTTGCTGGCGGCCCTTCCGGTGCGGGGCGACGCGGTGGACGTGGTCGCGGCCTGCCGGATGGCGCTGCGCCGGGCCCTGGAGCTGATGGCTTCCCAGCAGTCCGGCGATACGGAGCCCGGCGGGGACGCGAAGGAGGAGTGAGCATGCTCCCGGATATGGTACACGCCGACGGCATCCGCAAGTATGGGCAGACCCGCTTCGGAGGCTATGACCACCGGCTGGCCGCCGGAGACGGGACGCTTTGGGACATGAAGAACCTGACCAGCGACCTCGCCCCGCTGCTCTCCGCACGGCGGCCCCGGTATCTGGTGGAGACCCTGGCAAAGCCCAACGGCCTGTATGCAAAGGACGGGCTGTACTGGGTGGACGGCACGGTCTTCTACGCCGGGGGAGAGAAAAAGGGCGACGTTGCGGACGGGCGCAAGCAGTTTGCCGCCCTGGGGGCCTACATCATCATCCTGCCCGACAAGGCGTATTACAACCGCCTGACGGGGGAGTTCGGCAGCCTGGAGGCGGGCTGGAGCGGGAGCGCGAAGATTCAGGACGGCACCTACGCGGAAGAGGAGGCCGAGGCCAACACCATCTACGCCTCCGGGGCCGACTGGGATTCCATCTTCAAGGTGGGGGACGCGGTGACCATATCCGGGGCAAAGACCCACGAGAGCAACAACCAGACCATTGTCATCCGGGAGATTGATGGGGACAATCTGCGATTCTATGAAAACTCCTTCACCATCAACAAGGGCGGCGACACGGAGGAGCTGACGGTCAGGCGGGAGGTGCCCGAGCTGGACTTCCTGTGCGAGAACGAGAACCGCCTGTGGGGCTGCAAGGGCGACACCATCTACGCCTCCAAGCTGGGCGATCCCTTCAACTGGAATGTGTTCGACAAGGTGAGCACCGATTCCTACGCGGTGGACGTGGGCAGCGCCGGGGACTTTACCGGGTGCTTTGCCTACCGGGGCTACCCGGTGTTCTTCAAAGAGGAACAGATTTACAAGGTCTACGGGGACAAGCCCAGCAACTTCCAGGTAATGAGCAGCGCGTCCCTGGGGGTGGAGGCGGGCAGCCATGCCAGTCTCGCCATTGCGGGGGAGACACTGTACTACCTGAGTAGGGTGGGAGTGGTGGCCTACTCCGGCGGCATCCCGCAGAGCGTCGCCGCCCCCTTCGGGACAGACCGCTACCGCAACGGCGTGGCGGGCAGCGACGGGGTGAAGTATTACGTCTCCCTGGAGGACAGCGCGGGCGGCCACACCCTCTTTGTCTACGACACCCAAAAGGGCGTTTGGCACAAGGAGGACAGCCTGGAGGCCGTGGGCTTCGGGTGGGACACGGAGCTGTACTTCCTGGGGGCGGACGGCAGGCTGTGGCTCAACGGGAACACCCGCACCGTACCGGAGGACGCAACGCCGGAGGGCGCGGTGGAGAGCATGGCGGAGTTTTCCGACTTCACCGAGGGCGACGCCAACAAAAAGGGCACCGCCAAGCTCCAGGTACGCATGGAGCTGGACGCTGGGGCGTCGGTCAAAATCGAAATGCAGTTTGACAGCGACGGGGAGTGGCGGGAGGTGACCACCCTCTCCGCCACGGTGAAGCGGAGCTTCTACCTGCCTATCATCCCCCGCAGAAGCGACCACTTCCGCATCCGCTTTTCCGGCACCGGTGGGTGGCGGCTCTACTCCCTGGTGCGGGAGAGCTATTCCGGCAGCGAATTGAAAAGTACCAGCGGGCGGCAATAAGAAAGGAGAACCCTATGGCAAAAAGCAGATATACCTATGACCAGTTCCGGAAGTCGGCGCAGGACAGCGGGCTTTTGGGCCAGTTCTCCCAGGCCGACCTTTCGATGGCCCAGCAGAACCCGGATTTCGGCATGTCCATCCTGAAAACCAAGCAGGACTACCGGAACGCCACCACCGACGAAGCGAGGGCCGCGGCCCACCGGCAGGCGGACGCCCTGCGCAGCTCCTGGGGCGGATACACCGGGGGCGGGAATGGCGGCAGCTTTGTCCTTGACCCCATGTCGCCCCGAAACTTCGAGTATGAGGCGGCCCCCACCTATGAGAGCCGCTATGACGACACCATACAGGATTTGATCGCGGGGCTTTTGGATCGGCCAGACTTCTCCTACGACCCGGCCACCGACCCCCTCTACCAGAACTACCGCAAGCAGTACACCAGGGAGGGCCAGCGGGCCACGGCGGACGCCCTGGGCGCGGCGGCCGCCGCCTCCGGCGGAATCCCCTCCTCCTATGCCAACGCCGCCGCCAACCAGGCGTCCAACTACTACGCGGCCCAGTTGACCGACAAGATTCCCGACCTCTACCAACTGGCCTACAACCAGTATCTGAACGACTACAACATGGATTTGAGCAACCTGGGGGTTGTCCAGGGGGCGGAACAGAGCGACTACGACAAATACCTTAACCAGCTCAACCAGTACAACACCGACCGCAATTTCAGCTACGGGCAGTTCCTGGACGAGTTGGACGCGCAAAATCTGAGGCGGGAGAATGAACTGAACAACGCCATTCTGGCGGGCCAGTACGGGGATTACTCCTACCTCAATAACATGGGCATCAACACGGACAACAACCCAACGGCCCTCCAGCAGCAGGCAGAGTTGCAGGCGCTGGCACAGGCACAAGTGGACAACATCCTGCAAACTGGAAATATGCCCAGTTCTGCGCTTCTACAGCAGGCCGGATATTCCCAGGAATACGCCAACTATTTGAGCCAGTATTACCGGCAGCAACTTTCCTCCGGCAACACCGTTGGAGGTGGAACCAGTCGCAGAAGTTCTGGAGGAAGTAGCGGGAACGGAGGCACAAAAGGAGGAAAGCCGATCAACGACGACAAAAGAACGGAGACCGGCGGAATAGACCAAGCCGCTATTGATGCGGCCATCAATGCGGCAGTTGATATTTCCAACAAGATATCTGGAAGGAATCCAGCGGGCGAAAGCGAGTGGGGGCCCGGGTACTCGACAGCGGTGCAGACTGGCACCGTAAAAGGCAGCGAGTGGAATGCGGTAAAGCACAATCTGCTGCTGAACCTGCGGTCTGGGAACTTTGAGGCCGCAGAGCGGTATATGGATCAGATTGCGGGCGGGCTGAGCGAGGCGCAGTTCAATGAACTGGCGGAGCTCATGCGTCCCTATGGATACAACATCGGGTAAACAGGAGGCACAGACATGGCCAACGCATGGGAACGCTATAAAGCAAGCCGGGCATATCAGGAGGACGAGGCCGAACGGCGAGCGCTTTCGCTGACATTGGCGGTTCGGCATCAGGCGCTCCAACAGACTGGAGAGGAAGTGGATGCACAACTGGCTTCCCAGCAGAAGGGCGGCGGTTTCTCTGGAAGTGGTGCGGGTCGTGCTCCGGAGCAGCGGATGGTAAAATCCGCGCCGCCCGCCGCGCTGCCTGAGAGCAAGGGGAAGAAGCTTACTCTCCCAAAGGCGAAAGAGAGCGCAAACCCCTTGACCACCCCGGCTAAAAGTGGATTTTTTGAAGGACTCAGCATTTTGCCTTCTTCTCCAGATGAACTCATTAGCCCATATGCATGGGGACGGGCTGGTACGGCTCTTTTAGGGGCGGCGGAAGGGGTTACAGACTTCATCGGCAGTGGCTTCTATAAGGGAGTGCAGGGGATTAGTTCTCTTGGTGGAATGGCTCCCAACTCGGTATCAGAGTGGGCCGGGCGAAACGCCGATGCTTTTCTAAATAATAGTATAACGCAAGACCTGGAGCAGAAACTGGTGGAGAAGTACCATCCCAGCCAGGGTGCGCAGAACGTGACGGGCATCGGGCAGACCGTAGTGCAGATGCTCCCAGGCATTGGCGCGTCCAAGATCGTGTCCTCCGCGGGGAAGGGGCTCAACGCCGCCCAGGCGATTTCCCGCGGGGAGAACGTGGGCCGGGCGCTGTTCGGCCTCCAGGCGGCGGGCAACGCGGCCAGCCAGGCCAAGGCGGAGGGGGCGGACACCGGGCAGGCTCTGGCCTTCGGCGCGGCCTCCGGGGCCCTGGAGACCGCCATTGAGGGCATCGCGGGCGGTATTCCCGGACTGGGCGGCGGTAAGGTGGGGAAGATTGCCGAGGCGGTCAAGGCAAGCCCCCTGGTCAGCCGGGCCTTGGATATCGCAGGCGAGGGCGGCGAGGAAGCGCTTTCCACCGTCCTCACCCCCTATTTGCAGCGGGCCATTTATGACCCGGACGCCCCCAACGCCACACCGGAAGAGATTGCGCAGAGCGCGCTCATGGGCGCGGTGGCCGCCGGAGTGCTCCAAGGCGGCCTAGAGTTGCCGGGGGCGATTTCCAACGCGGCCTCTGATATCAGAACCACCCGGAGGGCTATCGGGAGCAACAAGGACATTGCCCGGAGAGCCACCGCCAATATCCAGGCAGGCCAGAACATGGCCCGGTACTCCGGCGGAAATCCGCTGGCCGTTACCTTGCCGACGGTCGAAGAGGCCAAAGGCGGTCTCTTCCTGCCCGGCTCCCCCGCCTACCAGCGCAGCGCCGTTGACAATCCGTCCGGGGCGGTCTATGATGGAGGCACACAAAATATTCGAACAGGAGGCGTGAATGATGGCGGAAGAGAAACGGCAGCTCCCGAACTTCAAGGAGTTTATGCAGCAGATGTACGGGGCGGAGATCAGAGAACTTACACCGGAGGAGAAGGAGCATCTTCACAAACTGATGGAGGAAAGAGCCAAGAAACATCTGAATGGGCAAAGGGACACCTGATTGAAACTCCAACACCGGCGGCCAGACGAGTGCTATCCTCTGCGAAGCAGTATGCTCCGGATGTGTTTGTTGTAGATGACGCTACAATAAAATCCAAAAACCCGAGTGCATGGGCGCTTACAAGCGGCGGAAAAATCTATATTTCAGATGCGGTTCCCGAAAATCTGGCAGATGTGATTGGATATCACGAATCGGTTCACGCCTTGAAGCAGCGCGGTAGTCAGCAGTACAACAGCTTTATGAATCAAATTGGAGAGCGGCTGAATTACGGGGAAGATGCGGATCAAGTCCTTGGAATTATCCTCCAAAGCAGACTCAAAGGAAAGAGTATTCTGGATTTGACGATGGATGAACTGGACACCGCATACGATGAACTGAACGCGGTTATTTGGGGCTACCATAAGGCAGACCCGGAGAACGCCCGTGCGCAGTTTTCCGGGGCGTTCCAGGATTACGATGCGTACATCCAAGAGCTGGATACCATCATGGAAGGTGCGGGGCAGCCAGTGGAGAACCAGACTGGCGTCGGGCCGGCCCAGGCGCAGGGCCCGGAAAGCTCGGTGGGGGCGGCGCCAGATGTCTATGACTTGCTGGGTTCAGGCAGCGCGAATCTTCCTGAAAACGCGGTCGGCGCCAATAAAGCAGGCCCGTGGGCTTTGTTCCAAGCATCCAGGAGCGAGTTCTTCCCCGAAGGGGCCAACGCGGCCCGTCCGGTGGACGTGCCGACCACAGACCCTCAGGGCCGCCGCATCCGCAAGACCGCCTCCACCGCCATGGGTGCAAAAGCCATCCCTGACGAGGTGGTGGGGGACATCCAGAACATGGTGCTGCGCGGGGAGTTGTCCTATGACCGCCGGAGCGACCGGGCTTCCACTGACCGGGCGGTGCGGACGATTGAGGAGAAGGGCTATCAAAGGGCGCTGGAGGAGTTTTCTGCCCAGGTACGCAAGGGCGTCGTGTCCAAAGACATCGCCACCCTGGGCCAGCAGCTCCTTATCAACGCCGCCAACGCGGGAGACGGGAAGGCCACGGCGGAGCTGCTTTCCCTCTACGCGCAGATGGAGACCACCGCCGGGCAGGCGGTACAGGCGGCCTCCATCCTGCGCAAGCTGGCTCCCAGCGACCAGCTCTACGCCGCCAAGCGCGTGGTGAGCGAGCTCGAAAAGACCATCCAGAAAAACTACAAGGATTTGGAGATCACCATTGACCCGTCGTTGATTGAGGAGTTCAACCAACAGACCGACCAGGCGGGCCGGGACGTGGTGCTGGACAAAATCTATCAGAACGTGGCCGACCAAGTGCCCGCCAAATGGAAGGATAAGTGGAACGCCTGGAGGTACATGGCGATGCTCTTTAACCCCAGGACGCACATCCGAAACATCGTGGGCAACGTCGGATTCCAGCCACTGCGCTGGACAAAGGACCGAGTGGCAGCAGCCATTGAGGCGGGGGTCTCCAAGGTCAGCGGCGGAAGACTGGGACGCACCAAGGCATTCGCGGCCAACCCCGCGCTCTATAAAGCGGCGTGGGCTGATTGGTCAAACGTACGGGACGTGCTTTCCGGGAACAAGTATGACGATATCCGGACGGAAATCAACAGCCGCCGCCGTATTTTCCGCACCACCCCCCTGGAGGCGGCCCGCAAGGGGAACTCCTGGGCCCTGGAGGCGGAGGACGCCATCTTCAAGCGCATCACCTACGCCGACGCCCTGGCCGGATACCTCCAGGCCAACGGCGTGACGGCGGAGCAGATGCGGAACAACACGGTGGACGCACAGATTCTCAGCCGGGCGCGGGACTACGCGGGACGGGAGGCGCTGAAAGCCACCTATCAGGATCGGAATATGGTATCGGACAAGGTGGTACAGATTGCCCGCGACCTGGGGCCTGCCGGTGAGGCCGTCCTGCCCTTCAAGCGTACACCGGCCAATATCCTGGTGCGGGGCCTGGAGTACAGTCCGGCCGGGCTGGTAAAGGTATTATTCTACGATCTGGCGCAGGTAAAGCGCGGCAGGATGACGGGAGCGGAGGCCATCGACCACATCGCCTCCGGACTCACCGGCTCTGGACTCATGGCGCTGGGCGCGTACCTGTTCGCCCAGGGAATTGTCACCAGCGGCGGCGGGGACGACGAGGGGCAGGATGCCCTCAACGATCTGACGGGCGTTCAGAATTACGCGCTGAACCTGCCCGGCGGCGGAAACGTCACGCTGGACTGGCTGGCCCCGGAGGCCCTGCCCTTCTTCATGGGCGTGGAGTTGATGGACTCCGCGGGGCAGGGGGGGAACACGGCGGAGAGTATTTCCACCGCCCTGAAATCCATCTCCGACCCCATGCTGGAGCTGTCCATGCTCCAGTCCCTCAACGATGTAATTGACAGTGTTTCTTTCTCGGAGAACAAGCTGGGGGCGTTGGTCTCCTCCGCGCTGGTCAGCTACTTCACGCAGCCAATCCCCACCTTTGGCGGACAGATTGAGCGCTCCGCCGAGGACGTGCGCATGACCACCTACACCGACAAGAACCTGCGGTTGCCAACCGATCTCCAGTATGCCATTAGCCGGGCCAGCGCCAGGATACCCGGATGGGACTACCAGCAGATGCCCTACATCGACGCATGGGGCAGGGAGGACAGCAGCGGTCCCCTCTGGCTGCGCATGGCAAACAATTTCCTCAATCCGGCCTACACCTCCAACAAGCAGGTGACGCCGGTGGACGAGGAGATACAGAGGATTTATGACCAGACAGGAGATGCCTCAGTGGTTCCCCAGCGTCCGGAACGCTACATCACCGTAGACGGGGAGCGGATTGACCTGAGCAAGGAGAAATACGAGCAGTACGCCACCAAGCGGGGGCAGATGCAGTTTGAAATGCTGGGGAACATCATAGACAACCCGACGTACCGGAGCATGAGCGATACCGATAAGGCGTTTGTCATTGACAGCGTTTATGAGTATGCGGACAAGGCCACAAAGTCTGAGATCAGCAGCTACAGGCTGGACGGCTGGGTAAAGACAGCGGCGCACAGCGACCTATCCCCGGAGGACTATATCCTGTTCCGGGCCGCCATCACAGACATTGAGGGAGAAGACCGAAAAGACCGGATTATGTCCGTCATAGACCGCATGAACGTGAGCGATGAAGTGAAGGACGACTATTACTACGCCGCGGGTTACAAGGAGTCGACCATCGACGACGCGCCGTGGCATAGCCGGTGGTAAATATGGCAAAGGCTTTGATTCGGTTCCCCGGAAGGCTGGAGGATCTGACCACCACCGAAATGAAGCACTCCATCCGCGAGGCCAACCTGGGAAAAGACGACACACGGATTGCGGAGCTCTATCTGCTGGAGCGAAAGCCGCAGATTGATGTTGCCGATTGCTGCGAAATCGACCGGAAAACGATTTACCGCCACATGCCTTTTATCTGTGAAAAGGTGGAGTTCACGGCCTCAAAGCTGGGCTTCCTCCAAAAAGGTACATAACGCCCCATAACTTCCGCTGGGATGTCCCCCGGCGGAAGTTTTTTTGTGCGACAATATAGGCAAGGAGGACGTGAGGATACAGGGTTGGTACACGTCGCCGCCCTCCTCACGGACTCCTTATTTTTATGGACAAGGACGTGTTTGATATGACTCTAATCGAGAGGATGGTAGCCGCCGGGATGTCCCGCGAGTGCGCCGCCGAAACGGCGGTCTGGTACATGGCGCAGGGGGATGACGAGGGTCTGGAGGCATATGTGACAGCATTGGAGGCAAAACATGGGATTCATTCAGCATAACGAAAACCCCGACGGACGCAACGTAGGGGACTGCACCATCCGGGCCATTGCAAAGGCCCTCGGACAGAGCTGGGAGGAGACCTATGTGGGCGTCGCCATCCAGGGCTACATGATGCGGGATATGCCGTCGGCCAACCATGTGTGGGGAGCCTACCTGCGCAGCCGTTGCTTTGACCGGGACATGATACCCAACTCCTGCCCGGACTGCTACACGGTGGCCGACTTTGCCGCGGAGCATCCCGAAGGCACCTATATTCTGGCCCTGTCCGGGCATGTGGTGTGCGTGCAAAATGGAGACTGGATTGACACCTGGGACAGCGGCGGGGAAATACCGCTCTACTACTGGCACAAGGAGGCGTAACCCATGAGCTACCCTTACTATGGATACCAGCAGCCGCAATATTACCAGCCGCCCATGCCGGATCAGCTTGCACAGCTCCGTGGGGCGCAGTTTCAGCCCATGCCCCAGCAGATGCCGCAGGCACAGCCCCAGCAGGCGCAGGCCAGCGGCCAGAGCATGGTATGGGTGAGCGGTGAGGCGGAGGCAATGGCCTATCTGGTGGCCCCTAACAGCGCCGTGGCGCTTTGGGACAGCAACTCACCCACCATCTATCTCAAGCAGGCGGATGCCAGCGGGAAACCGTCCATCAAGGTCTATGACCTCGTAGAGCGCACCAGCGGGGCCAGAACGGCGCAAGCCCCACAGGGCGTGGAGTTTGCCACAAAGGCCGATCTTGAGGCCCTGGCGGCCCGTGTGGACGCGCTGGCAGCTCCGAAAACGACTGCAAAGAAGAACGCGAAGGAGGATGCTGAATGAATCCCTTTTTCGGAGTCATGGGTGGCGGTGGCCGCCCCAACATGATGCAGCAGTTCCAACAGTTTATGCAGCAGATGAAGGGCAAAGACCCCAATGCTATCATCAATGAAATGGTCTCAAGCGGAAAAATCTCGCAGGAACAATTAAACCACGTCCAACAGCAGGCCCAGCAGATGTCGGGCATGTTTGACGGGATGCGGGGAATGTTCGGCAAGTGATCAAAATCCCGGCCGGGTTTTGAAAATAAAAACAAAGGAGAATTTACATGAGTCTTTCTTCTGACGGCGGCACCGTTATGACGATGCCGGTTCAGCCTGCCTATCAGGGCGGCAACGGCGGTTTTGGATGGGGCGGGGACTGGTCCAGTTGGATCATCCTGTTCCTCATCTTCGGCCTGTTCGGCGGTTGGGGCGGCTATGGCGGCTTCGGCGGCGGGAACGGCGTGAACGGCCCCGGCTTCCAGGGGTACGCTACCCGCGCTGATATCAACGAGGGCTTTGCCCTGAACGGCCTCCAGAACGGCCAGACCTCCATCCGGGACGCCGTGACCAGCGGATTCCACGGCGTGGACACCGCCATGTGTAACCTGGGCTATCAGACCCAGGCGGGCTTCAATGCCCTGGGTGCTCAGTTGGCTTCCTGCTGCTGCGACACCCGGGAGGCGATTCAGGGGGTGCGGTACGACCTTGCCACCACCGCCTGCGCTACGCAGAACACCATCCAGAACACCACTCGGGACATCATCGACAACGCCAACGCCAACTCCCGGGCAATCCTGGACTTCCTGACTCAGGATAAGATTGCTACTCTGACGGCCGAAAACCAGAGCCTGAAGTTCCAGGCTTCTCAGGCGGCCCAGAATGCTTTTATTACCGCGAATCAGGAAGCCCAGACCGCCGAGTTGATCCGCCGCATCAACCCCATGCCCGTGCCTGCCTACCAGGTGCCCAACCCCTATACCGGCTGCTGCGGCTACAATAACTGCGGCTGCTAAAACCCAATACATCAACTTCCGAGGATTCCTTGGATGTTCGGCCCCGTGCCGATTTTGAACCATTCGGCGGGGCAATAGCCTCGCCGCTTATTTTAACCTGGTCGATTTCGACCACTTTAGAAAGGAATGATTTTATGGCTGAATTTACTGGCGTATTTGTTCAGCAGGTGGCCGCCGGGCAGAATGTGTCCTTTACTGAGACGCCTGTCAGTGGCTCTAACTGCATTGTCCACCGGGATGGCGCTGGGATTGTCACCCTCCGGGGGCAGACCAACCAGTGCCGCGCCCGCTACAAGGTCATGTTTGGCGGAAACATTGCGATTCCAACCGGCGGGGCAGTTGGCCCGATTTCCCTGGCGATCGCCGTTGAAGGAGAGCCACTGGGTAGCGCTACCGCCACGGCGACCCCCGCCGCAGTAGGCGATTTCTTTAATGTATTCGCTGCGGTATTTGTTGAGGTTCCGCGCGGCTGCTGCGTGACGGTGGCAGTACGCAACATCAGCACAGAAACGATTGAGGTCAGCAACGCGAACCTCATTGTTGAGCGCGTAGCCTGAAAGGAGAGGATACTATGAAAGCACTATACGAGCTGAAAGAAAAATTCGAGATGGAGCTGGAAGAGCTGGCCCGGAAGGGTGAGCTGGGTGCGGGCGACCTGGAGCTGGCCCACAAGCTCACTGACACCATCAAGAATATCGACAAAATCTGTGCACTGGAGGAGGACGGCGGCTACTCTGGCGACTCCTATAGCCGCGGCTCCAGCTACCGCCGCCGCCACTACGTCCGCGGACACTATAGCCGTGATGGCTACAGCAATGACCGGGGTGGCTATAGCCGTGACGGCGGGTATTCCCGGCATGATGCCGTCGAGGCCATGATGGAGCAGGCCCGCGATATGATGGAGAGCGCGACCAACGAGAGGGAACGCGAAGCCATCCGTCGTTTTATGACTGAGCTGGAACGAGATTGATAAAGGCGACAATAAGAACACCGCCCATTAATAGGGCGGTGTTCTCTTATCTATGTCATTTGAAAATCCGTTAGCATTTTTGTTAGCATTTTCTTTTTCAAAAGGGTATTTTTAAGTATCCGACTTGTTATCGTAGCTCTCATTTATGAAACTTCAAAAACGCCCGCAAACCATTGAAAAATAAAGAAAAACTCCGAAACCCTTATCACTAAAGGCTTCGGAGCTTTGGCAGCGGGTGAAGGATTCGAACCCTCGTATAAATTGTTAAAACCATTGTGCCACAATGGTGCTTATTCTTCATTAGCATTTTTGTTAGCATTTTCTTCGCTGCGATAGAATGCACTCAGGGCCGTCTCATAGCGAGCTATGTCCGACTTGGCAATGTGGGTATAGATTTTATGCATAGTTGTGGCGTCAGCCCAGCCTCCGATTTCCATTGCGATTTTATCCGGAATCTGGAGGTGGTAAGCCAGGGAGGCGAAGCTGTGCCGGAGGCCATGGACTCCGACATTCGGAAGCCCATTCGCGCTGCAAATCTTTTTGATGGCGCACCGGAGGCTGTTTTGATGTATCTCCAGCACCGGGCCAGATGGTTTCCGGTCACGCTCCAGCGCCACTGCCAGCTCTGGAATCATGATGGGGACCTTGCGGGCTGAGGTAACATTTTTGTTCTGGCGTTTTTCAATATACTTGTTGTCCTCATTCAAAACTACCGCGCCGGATACGCGGATGAATTTCGGGTTCTGAGGTATGTTCTGCCACTTTAAGGCTTGAATTTCTGATACACGGAGAGAGCATAAAGCCAACAGGCAGGGAACCGCATATTTCGTATCCTTGACAGCGGAGACAAATTTTTTTATTTCATCAGGTGAAAGAAATGGCTTTTCGGCTGGGATCTGAACCGGAAGGGTAATCGCCGGCAGCTTTTTCCCGGTGGCGTCCTCTACGACGCTTCGAATAAATCCCCAGGCGTTTTTCAGTGTTTTAGGAGAGCATAGGGCGGCCTCCTGATTTACAATGACCTGCCACTCGGACTCTGGTATTTCGTCCAGCCTGCGGGACAGTGTGCTCTTGAACCGGTGCTTTTGAATGGTTCGGTATCCCCGCACAGTCAGAGGGGACAGGGTATTGTCCCGAGCCGATATGTAGCTGTCTATGGCCTCGTTCAATGTCGGGGAGTCTGTTTCCTCCGGTTTCTTCGGGGCTCTCTTACCAACCAGATACTCTGCTTTTACCGCCTGAGCCTGCCGGGTACATTCCTTTTCTGTGCCGGCCGTTACCGGGATGCTTTCTCCGCCGAGGCGGAGCTGTATAAACCATTTCCCGGACGAGAGTTTCCTGGCCTTTGGAACTTTCATTGACAAATTCCCTCCATTCCGATAAAATGAAGGAGCAGACAGCCCACAAGCATCTGCCCTTCTATGGCCGCCTCCGGTATTGCGAGTACCGGGGGCGGTTTCTCTTGCTTTCTGTCGATTGCTGTGCTATTCTGTCTACAGGCGCTGCACAACGGCAGGCGGTTAGCCACACCTCCCGAAAGGGGGTGAGGCCCATGCGGATCACACTACATATCGGACGGTTCACCGTTACGATTATTGTGAAAAGCAGAAACCGCCACCCTGTCCGGTGACGGTTTCTTAATGGAACTATTCACTTAACACAGGGCTAACCGCTTGTTGCAACGCCTTCCTGTGTCTATTATAAACCGTCCTGTATTCTCTTGTCAAGGCCGCCTCTCCTGGGGCGGCTCTTTTTATGGCCTCGGCGGGTTGCAGACGGAGCAGGGGGTGTAGCCCTTATCCACCGCTTCTTCAAGTCTCAAGGATGAGTACCCATCTCTTAGATAGCGGCAGCCTTTCGCGTGATACTTCTCGCCTTGATCTGATACATAAACAACAGTATTTTTTATGCCATCTTCCCGCATCAGATCTAAACGCTCTTGGATGTCATAGCCAACATCTCCGTTGCTGGACTCATATGATTTGGGCGTCCCTTGATGGAAGAAATCCCACAAAAATGCACCTATAAGGACAGCTAAAAGAATAGAGGCCAATCGCAAGCCGGTCTTATGTTCTTCTAAAAAATTTTTTATGCCTTTCCCCTTTGAGGATGTTCCATCATCATGCCTCTTTTCTATGGATATATTATTTTGAATTTGGGCTTGTTCTTTAGCATAATCCCACAAAAAGGCATGGTAATCGCTTTCTGTCTCTATGATTGTTTGGGTATAAGGGTTTAATAGCCCAATTACATTATCTGAAAAGGGGCGCTCTTGTTTCTCTAAAAAATAAATACTACAAATAATAGAAAGTTCTTTTGTGCCGTCATCCAATCTTTCCTTGATTCTCGCATTTAGTTCGTTAGGATTCTTTCCAAATACTCTTTCTATTATGGGTTCTCCATATTGATTATTCCCAATCTTAATATCGGCCCAGTATGGGGATTCATATGTATCAGAAGATTTTAATGGATCAGATAAAGACTTATTTTTATCGAATTCCTCCATAGCTATCACTCTCTAATTTTATTATTAGAAGTAGAGCTCGGTTGCCAAATTCCCATGAGTGTACCAGCGGATAGACTCACCATCCAAATATATCCTGTCTATATCCAGGTGTCCACTGGCCCAGGACGCGGCCAACGGTACGCAGCTCGTCAAACTCACCCACGATAATGTCGTCGTACTTTGGGTTTAGGGAGACCAGCCGCACCTTCTGATTTTCGCGGTCGACCATCAGCTTCTTGCAGTATGCCTGACCATTCAGAACGAAAATACCGATTTTACCCGGTTCGATGCTGAGTTGGGCCTTCACAAATACGGTGCCGCCGTTGTGGATCTTAGGCTCCATACTGTCGCCGGAGATGACGATGCCGAAGTCGATCCCGTCCGGGAGAACGCTGGGGGGATACTGCTCGATATGGGATTCCGGCTCGTCCAGATAGTTACCCAGACCGGCGGCCGACGGCTGGTCATAGACGCTCAATTCGACCATAGGCCCGCTCCGCTTCGGCTTCGGCATTGTTATGATTTTCCCACTGTCATCCTCATGTTTGGAATAATGAGAAAGGGCCTTTTCCTCGTATCCTAAAATAGCTTTGACGGCTCCCTTGCCGTGGTCAGTCAGCTTCTCGTAGCTCTTTGCGATTTTCTGTGCCTCCTCCGAGAGATCGGAGGGGGCTTTTTTTGATGGTTTAGAAGTATCGTCCAAATCGTCCAGTGTATGACCAAAGAAATGGACAAGTTTCTGTAGTGTGGTTAGTTTTGGATCTTTTGTAGCCCCTGCAAAAAGTTTTTCAAGGGTGGGCTCTGGCAGATTTGCCTGTAATGCAATTTCTTTTGTGGTAAGACCGCTTTCTTCTTTCATGGCTTTTAGCTTGTCGAGCCACATAAAATCACCATCCATTTCTGAGCTTACTATATCACATTGAATATATGTAATCAAGAAAAAAATCACCGTCAACGGTGGAAAAATACTTGACTTCCACCATACGCGGTGGTAATATAATGGCAGAAACCACCGCGCGCGGTGGAACGGGAGCGAGGTGAAAAAATGAAAGTTGTATACCCGGAACTGATTGGATCACTTGCCAGAAAGTCAATTACCAAAACACGAGTAGCCAGCGCTTTAGGGATTTCTCAGCGGACTTTGTATTCAAAGCTCACTGGAGCAACTGACTTTACACTCTCTGAGGCAAATATAATTCAGAAACAGTTTTTCCCGGATATGTCCACAGAAAAATTGTTCTGCCGGGCCGATGACCGGGGGGCATAAGAAAGCCGGGAGTGCTGTCACACTCCCGGCGCGCCGGTCACTTAGGCCGACGATTAGAAAGCGTAGAAGCGGCCAGAGATTTGGTCGTCTTGCTGGTCTTACCACTTCTTAACGCTCTCGAGGCTTTGGACGCCATACTACGAGACGTCCGTACAGAATTTCTCGCCATATAATCACCTCCCTTTTGGCGCCCCGTTTCACCATGCCAGGAGGGGATAGGATTAGAAACTCTGTTCAGTATTATTTTACCATATTCAGCAGGAAAAATCAATATCTTGTGCTCTTATTTTATTC